TGAGAAAGGAAACCAACAATGTGGGTGGTTTTTACCATCTACTAAGCAAAGGTTTGGGGTTTACACTGATAAAGAAAGTAAAAAGACTTTTCCATTAGTAGATTTTGAAGGTAATTCCAATGAAGAGTATGCTCTTAAGTCAATTATGGCTTATAGAGAGACTAAAAAGGGTAACCCATCAGCTTATAGAGATGCAGTAACTCAATATCCACTTACACCATCAGAAGCATTCTTAGTAACATCAGGAAATATGTTTCCTACTATGTTACTTAATGAAAGGTTAGCTGATATTAAGGTAAATTCTCAAAAATATGTTGAAAGTAACTGGATTGGTGTAATTGCACCATCAGAAGATGGGGAATTAAGGTTTAATTCTCTAGATAATGTACATCCACTTAGAGATTATCCAATAAAACGTAGACCTGATGATAGTATAGTAGGATGTATTGAGGTTTATGAACAGCCACAGAAAGATAGTGATGGTAAAGTGTTTGTTAGAAGGTATGTTGTAGGTATTGACCCCTATGATGATGACTATTCTACTACAGATTCTGTAGGTTGTGCCTTTGTATTTGATAGATTTACTAGAAGAATAGTAGCTGAGTACACAGGCAGACCACAATTAGCCAAAGAATTCTATGAAAACTGTAGAAAGTTAATAGTGTACTACAATGCTGCAGGATTTCCCGAGATTAATAAGTTAGGTTTTGTTACTTATATGGAACACAGAAAGTGTTTACACATGCTAGCAGAGACTCCAATGCAACTTAGAGATAAGATTGAATGGAAACCTAATTTAAATACGTCTTATGGCTTTAAAGCAACAGAAAGAACAAATACATGGGGTAGAGAGTTGATTAGAGAGTGGTTATTAGAACCAATTGAACCTAACTCAGAAATACTTAATGTAAATAGACTTCGTTCTACAGGTTTAATACAAGAATTGATTAAGTGGAATAAAGATGGTAATTTTGATAGAGTATCTTCTTTAATTGCTGTATTGATATTAGATGTAACTTTAAACAAACAAGCAATACAAGCTGAGACAAGAAGTACTAAGAACTTTTTAGAATCTGACTTTTTTAAAGAAAGAGGGTTTTTAAAACATAATGATGACCCATTTGCTGATAATAGCTATAATGAAAATGGTGCTTTTTTTAACAACATGTTTGTTAAATAACAATTTGTAACTTAAATAAACGTAAATTTGTAACCTTAATATGAACAATTTAGTAATACAAGTACCAGAACAAGCTTTACCAGATTCCAAAAAGGATTTAGAATGGGGAATGAGATGTGTAGATGCTGGGGAGAATGTATTGATGTTTGATTCCTCTGTAGTAAGACAGACTTTTTATAATAAAAAAGTTAACTACAGACTTAGGAACAACATGCTTACAGACAAAGATATACAACAGATTTGTGAGCCTTATGGAGTAGAGTTTTCTGCTGCTCCTAAAAGTATGCAACATATTGGATTAGGTAACTCTAAGATTAACACTTTAGTAGGTGAAGAAGCTAAGAGATTAACTAGATATCCATTTAAAGCTTATATATCATCTGATGACCAAATGGGTATTTCTTCTAAAGAGGAGGCTGTCAGAGATATGTGGCATCAAAAATTAGTAGATATAGCAAAACAAAAATTAGAATCTTCTGTAGAAGGACAGCAAGTAGATTCAAAAGCTTTAGAAGAAGAAATGCAGAAAGAGCTTGGTAAATTTGATAAATACCTTAAGTATAGTTATCAAGATTTAAAAGAAATGACTGCTAATAAGATACTTAAGTATGAGTATAAAAGACTTGATGTATCAGATACTTTCCTAAGATGTTGGGAAGACTTTTTAGTTTGTGGTGAAGAGATAGTATGTATTGAAGAATTAGGTAATGATTTAGTATTTAGAAAGGTTAATCCTTTGTATTTGTTTACTATACAATCTCCTGAGACTTATAAGATTGAAGATGCAGATTGGATTGTAGAATATACAATGATGTCAATAGGTCAAGTAGTAGATTATTATCACACAGAACTTACTAAAGATGAGATAGATACACTAGAGCAAAGCAAAGAATATAACAGTATGAAAACTGGGGGTATTCAAATGGCTTATAATAGGGATATTACAGTAGAAGAGAGATTTGGATATACAGCAGGGGAATTGTTTGTTCCCAACCAAATTGCTACACATTATTTTGGGGGTGCCTACGACCAGAGAGGGAACGTCAGAATTATGAGGGTGTGCTGGAAATCAAGAAGAAAGATTGGAAAGGTAAAGTACTACGATGAAGATGGAAGCCAACAAGAAAAGATAGTAGACGAGTACTACAAGATAGATAAAGAAGCTGGAGAGATAGTAGACTACTTATGGATTAATGAGTGGTGGGAAGGAACGAAGATAGCAAACGATATTTATGTAAAGATTAGACCAATCCCTTATCAATCAAGGAGTATGGCTAACTTATCAGAAAGTAAACCACCTTATGTAGGTATTTACTGTAATACTAATAATTCAAGGGTAATGTCTTTCATGGACAATATTAAACCAATGGATTATTTATACGATATTTATTTCCACAGATTAAACCTAGCCTTATCAAAATACAAAGGCCCAATGTTAGGAATCAACGTAAGTATGATTCCATCAGAATGGGATCCTTTGAAGTGGTTGCAGTATGCAGAAGCAACTAACATTTTATTCTTAGACCCAACTAACGAAGTACTTAAAGGACCAATGCAGGGTAAATCTGCAGGTACTTTTAATCAAATGTCAGCACAAGGTATTAACCTTGAAATGGGTAACTATATTACACAGCACGTTAACCTTATTGGATTTATTAAATCACAGATGGATTTGATATCTGGAGTTAATGAATACAGACAAGGTGATATTAAAGGTGATGCCAATGTAGGTACATCTAACATGGGATGGTCAGCATCTAACTCAATGACTGAAAAGTATTTTGCACTACATAACTCATTTAAAAGAGATTGTATGCAAAGATTATTAGAAGTTGCTAAGTATGTTTGGAAAAACAATCCAAAGAAAGTACAGTATGTAGGTGATGATATGATGGTTGAGGTAGTTGATAGTTATGATGAATTCTGTGAATCTGAATACGATATCCATATAGATGATGGTCCAAATACTCAAGAACTTATGCAAGCACTTAATCAGTTGGCTCATGCAGGTATGCAGACAGGTCAGATTAAGTTTAGAGATCTTATTGAAATCTATAAAAAAGATAGTATATCAAGCTTGGCTAGATATCTAGAAGAAGCTCAAGATAAAACAGCACAAGAAATGCAAGAAAAAGAACAAGCTGATAGACAGCATGAAAAAGAACTTGCACAACAACAAGCTGAACTTCAAGCACAAGCATTGCAGCTTGAGTACGCTAAACTTGATAGAGAAGATGTTAATAGACAATTAGATAGAGATAATAAAATCCAAATTGAAACTCTTAAAGCTATGGGCTTTGCACAAGACACAGATGTTAATGATAATATGATACCTGATGTATTAGAACAAAGTAAGATTGCTTTACAACAACAAAAGCAAACTTATGAACAAATACAAAAAGATAAAGAGCATCAATTAAAATATTCTGTAGAAAGACAAAGGAATGAAATTGAAAAGAAAAAAATAATTGTTAAAGAAAAAGAAATTACTTCTAAAAAAGAAACTGAAGAACTTAAAGCAGAGACTGCTTTAAAGATTGCTAAAGAAAATAAGAATAAATATGACAAAAAATAAGCTATATAGGAATATCTTGTATAGATGTAAGGTAAGAATTAATAAACATAATTTTGTAAACAAATAAGAAAAATGAAAGTAAATAAGTATTATTCACCTGAATTTGGTGAACCAGATGGAGATGGTATCCCTACAATTGATAACTCTTCTGATAAGAATCTTGTAAAAGATGTTTTAGAAGGTGGAGAATTTGATTTTGATACAGAATTGTCTAATCTAATTAGTGATTCAGATGATGATGATATTGACCAAGAAAAGAGTATTGAAAAGA